TGTTGCGGGTCGCTGAAGCCCAAAATCTCGGTAGCTAAATGTTAAAAATTTTTATGGTTGCCGTTTCCGATTTTGGGGCCAGAAAGGGGGTATGCCGCATGGCAAAGGGTGACACGGAATCCGCAAAGGTTACGGATATAGACAATCTGACCGTTTCCGTCGGCGTCCTGGCTAATATATTCGGGCTGACAGAAAGAAGTATCAGGCTGAAAGCAGAGGAAGGGATCATAGTACGGGCGTCAAAGGGGCGTTATAGGCTGGTGGAATCCCTGAAAAATTACGTCCTGGCATTACGGCTTCAGGCGGACGGCCTGACGACGGATGATCCGGACGGGGAAATAAACATTGAGGAAGAAAAAGCGCTGCATGAGCGCGTAAAGCGCCATATTTCAGAATTGAAACTTCAAACCATGAAGGGGGAGCTGCACAAGGCCGCCGACGTTGAAAGTGTTATGATGGATATGCTGGTTGCTTTTAAAACAAGAGTGCTGGCGATCCCTACAAAGGCGGCGCCGATTCTGGAAAACCGCGACGCGGCATTTATCAAAGAACGCCTGACAAGTGAGGTTATGGAAGCCCTGAACGAATTGAAAGACTACAATCCGAAAGATTTCTATTCGGATGAATACGTGGAAGGTGATTATGATGGCGAGGAAGGTTAAAGTTCAGGAATCGCCGGTTGTAGCGCCAGACACGGCCATTATAAAGACGCGGAAAAAGGATCAGACGATAGAATATAAAACGCTGAAGCTATTCCGGCATATGGCGCGGGCCGTTTCGCCGCCGCCGGTTCTGACGGTCAGCGAATGGGCCGATCGTTACCGGAAACTATCGTCTGAAAGCGCCGCGGAGCCTGGACAATGGAACACAGACAGGGCGCCATATCAGCGGGATATAATGGATTCTGTCAATGATCCTATGGTTGAGGATATTGTTATTATGAGTTCCGCACAGGTAGGAAAGACGGAAATTATTTTAAATATAATCGGATTCTATATTGACTATGATCCGGCGCCGATCCTTGTTGTTCAGCCGACAGTTACGCCTATGGCGCAGGATTTTTCAAAAGACAGGCTTGCAACAATGATCCGGGACACGCCTGTTTTGACCGGGAAAGTCCGGGACGTGAAATCAAGATCTTCCGGGAATACGATTTTACATAAGACATTCCCCGGCGGGCATGTCACAATAGCCGGGGCAAATTCCCCGTCCAGCCTGGCTTCCCGGCCGGTGCGGATCGTCCTGATGGATGAGGTTGACCGTTATCCGGCCAGCGCCGGGACAGAAGGAAATCCGATTAAATTAGCGGAAAAGCGAACAACGGCCTTTTGGAACAAAAAGAAAATCAAAGTTTCGACGCCGGTTAATATGGCAACAAGCCAGATTTACAAGGAATATTTGTCCGGGACAATGGAAGAATGGAACGTAAAATGTCCGTGCTGCGGGAAATTTCAGCCCTACGAATGGACGCGGATCCGCTTTTCTGATGTAACTATGGAATGTAAATTCTGTAAAGAGCATATCCCGGAATTTGATTGGAAACAAAGCGAAGCAAAATATATTGCTGAACATCCGGAAAGGTTTAGAAAGAGGTCGTTTCATATAAACGAACTGGCTTCGCCGTGGGTGCGGTGGGAAAAAATCATTTCGGAATGGAAAGAAGCAAATTTTGAATATAAGAATTACGGCGATATAAACAAACTGAAAACCTTTATAAATACCGTCCTGGGGGAACCGTGGGAGGAACGCGGAAAAAGCGCGGATGATGATTCCCTTCTTTCTAGGCGGGAAAGGTACACGGCAGAAATTCCGGACGGCGTTCTTTTACTGACGGCAGCAGTTGACGTACAGGACGATCGTTTTGAGGTTGAGATCGTCGGATGGGGCCGCGGGTGCGAAAGTTGGGGAATCCGTTTTGAAAAATTATATGGAGATCTGGAAAAAGAAGAAACCTGGGATAAATTGGCCGCGTATCTGGATCAGGAATTATATTTCGCGTCCGGTTCATCCCTTTTAATAGCGCTTACTTGCATTGATACCGGCGGCCATTATACCACACAATGTTATAAATTTCTTTCCAGGATGGAGAAAAGAGGAAAACGCATTTACGGGATTAAGGGCTTCGGGAAAGAATCGCAAGGAATACCGCTGATCCATAAGCTATCAACCAACAATGAATACGGCGTAAAGGTTTACATCCTGGGCGTTGACAGCGGAAAGGAAATCATAGTAACGCGGCTGAATACCGTTGATGAAGGCCCCGGCTATTGCCATTTTCCGATCAATAAAGAACTAGGATATGATGAAGCATACATAAAAGGCCTGAACAGCGAACAGCGCGTAACGGAAATGAAGGACGGCCGCGCGGTTGTCAAATGGAAAAAGAAACCTGGAACCAGAAATGAACCGCTGGATCTAAGGGTATACAATACTGCGGCGGTGGAGATTTTACGGCCGAATTTTGACGTGCTGGAAAGCAAGGTAAAAGCCGGAATAAACTACATGAAACGGGCGCCGAAAGGGACAAACAAAAATAAAAAGAAAAGAACTGGAAACGTGAGCCGCGGAGTACAGTTATAGAAAGGCGGAATCATGCTGACAGAATTACAGAAAAAGCGTCTGGAACGCTATAAAAAACGCCTGGAAATGTACTATGAAGCCGAAGAAGCGGTTCTTTTAAACCAGGAATACACGATCGGCACAAAATCACTGAAACGGGCGGATTTATCAACGATCCGGGCTGCAATAAAGGATATGGAAAAACAGATTGAAACGCTGGAAGCGAACGACGGGAAAAATAAGGCTGGCCGCTTTATCCCGCGGGACATATAGAGGGGTGGTGAATGATGAATATATTTGACAAAATTGTTGAAGCGGTCAGCCCACAGGCCGCATTAAAACGGGAATCGGCCCGCCGGAAGCTGGGCGCTATAAAGTCTATCAGGAATAGCGGCTATGATGAATCAGGGGCTTCCCGGAGTAAAAATTCTTTCCGCGGATGGTTGGCAAGCAGCAAGACGCCACAGGAGGATATAGACAAAAATATTCCTTTATTGCGGCAACGATCGCGAAGCCTGTATATGTCCGCGCCGCTGGCGGTATCGGCCATAAAAACAAACAGAACAAACGTCGTCGGGGTGGGCCTGAAACTGAAAAGCACAATCGACGCGGAATTTTTAGGAATGACGCCTGAAGCGGCCGTTGAGTGGCAGCGCAACGCGGAACGGGAATTTGAATTGTGGGCGAAATCAAAATTTTGCGATTCCACGCGGGTTAATAATTTCTACGAAATCCAGCAAACGGCCTGTATTGCCTGGCTGATGAATGGCGACGCCTGTATTCTGGTGGAATATGAAAAGCCGACAAGAAATTTCCCGTATGGCTTGCGGGTGCATTTGATTGAATCGGACAGAGTTTCCACGCCGAACAGTACCGGAAACAATGTATATTTGTATGCAACGAACCGGGACAACGGCAACCGGATCTTTAATGGCGTTGAGGTTGATAAAAATAACCGGGTAATCGCTTACCACATATGCAACACATATCCAAACAGCAACCTTTATGCGCGGAAAGAATGGAAAAGGGTTCAGGCGTTCGGGGAAAAAACAGGGATCCCGAATGTACTAATGATCTACGAAACGGAACGGCCGGAACAATACAGGGGCGTTCCATACTTGGCGCCGGTCATTGAATCATTAAAGCAGCTTACAAGATACAGTGAAGCGGAAATGATGGCAGCAGTCATAAACGGTTTTTTTACAGTATTTGTTACGTCTGAAAAAGGTACGGCGGAATTCGGTTTTTCCGGTGTCGTTGATGATGATGAACGCGTTTCGGATGATGATTCTAACTATGAATTAGGGCCGGGAATGGTGAACATGCTGGCGCCTGGGGAAAAGATTGATATTGCAGACGCAAAACGTCCTTCTACGAATTTTGACGCGTTTGTAACGTCCCTTGCTAAATACGTGGGCGCCGCGCTGGAAATCCCGGTTGAACTGTTAATAAAAAGTTTTAACGCCAGTTATTCCGCGTCGCGGGCCGCGCTTTTGGAAGCATGGAAAGCGTTCAGGATGAAGCGGGACTGGCTGGCGTCCGATTTATGCCAGCCGATTTATGAAATTTTCCTGAATGAAGCAATCGCAACGGGGCGCCTGAAAGCGCCAGGCTTTTTTCTGGATCCGGTTATACGGATGGCATATTGCGGCGCACAGTGGAACGGGCCAGCGCCGGGCATGTTGGATCCTGGGAAAGAGGTAGACGCGGCCGAAAAGCGGATCGCAATCGGCCTATCAACCAGGCAGAAAGAAACAATCGAAATGAGCGGCGGCGATTTTGATAGCAACATTGCACAGCTTGCGCGGGAAAATAAGCTGATGAAAGCCGCTGGCCTGTTATCTGGCGGAGGAACCGGCCAGGAAAGCAAAAAGGAAGGTGAAGATAAAGACTATGAAAAAAGTGAAGATGGAGCCGACGGCGGGGAAAATGCCGACGGTGAGAAATCAGCCGACGACGGCGGGGAATCCGGAAGCGAAAGCAAGTAAATTCTGGAATTTCATTGACAACGGGGAATCCGCGGATTTACAGCTTTTCGGAACAATCGAATCTGAAGAAAGCTGGTGGAATGATGATTGCGTGACATACCGGAATTTCATTGATGAATTAAAGGCCCTGGGGGACAAAAAGACAATAAACGTTATGATCCATTCCGTGGGCGGTGATGTTTTCGCAGCAAACGCAATCTATACCGCGCTTCTGATGAACAAGGCGACAATCACAGGAACAATTATCGGAATATGCGCCAGCGCAGCGACGATCGTTTTAATGGCGTGCGACAGCCGTAAAATAGCGAAAAACGCTATTCTGATGGCACATAATCCGTCCGTATCGTTATGGGGATCGTACCAGGCAGAAGATTTAATCAAGATGGCAGAGGTTACAAACCAGGTAAAAAAAAGCATTGTAACGGCCTACATGGAAAGGCTGGATAAAACCGAAGAGGAAATCAGCCAGATCATGGATGAAGAAACCTGGTACGTGGGCCAGGAAGCCATAGACGCCGGTTTTTGTGATGAACTGATAGACGCCGGTTTTCAGGATAACGCATTTTCTAACAAATTTATGGTGGATGGTGTTTCGTATAGCTTTAAAAACTATATTGATACATTTGTTCCGGAAAAAGTGAGAAAAAAGGTTCAGGATCTTTCTAAAACGCCGCAGAAAGACGCCGGGACTTTTTTTAATACAAAAACAAAATCACAGAAAGGAAATAATAGTATGGGTGAAGAAACAAACACGACAGCGCCGGTTATTACAGACGTTGAAACACTGAAAGCAGCTTATCCGGAGTTATGCGCCAGAGTTGCGACGGAAGCCGTTGACGCGGAACGGGCCAGGCTGAAAGCGATTGACGAAATCGCAGCCGGTATTCCGGAAGATTTGCTGCAAAAAGCAAAGTACAGCGAACCGATTTCGGCCGCCGATCTTGCGCTGGCACAGTTAAAGGCAAACAACAAGGCCGGGCAGCAGTTTTTAAATAGCATGGTGGACGATATGACAAATTCCGGAGCCGGTGACATTGGCACGGATCCAAATGCCGGATATGATCCGGAGAGCCAGAAAAACGCGGAACGCGCACAGAATGTAAGCGGGTTTGC